TGGATTTTCTTTAGTGATGAAATATGGCATTTTATTCCTGCCTCATAACTGATAGTTTGTTGCCATTGATTAGAGCAGTGGCATTGATTGTTTCATTCGGAGGCAAAATCATCTTCAGCTCATCGCCAGCATTTAGAACAAATGAGTTGTTAGTTGTTCCAAGCCAGATCCGGTTGAAGCCATTGAAATGCTCGCTAAAACCAATCTGCGAATACCAAGAGGTAGTCTGGTTGCCGACATTGGTTGCCTGAAAGACATACTCAGTATTCGGCTTCAGGGTCACAATCTTCTGGCTGGAGATAGCACCACCGCCCTGATTTGATGCGGTGACAAACTCAGCCTGAACAACTGTGCCACCCGTAACTACTGAAGCCGCTTTGATGACAGAGGCAGGTGTATCGCCATAATTGCGATTTACATTGTAAACAGGGATTGCGCTGCCAACTGTGGTAACTGTTGCACCCTCAATGATGGTCGAATAAACCGATGCGCTTTCAGAGATCAACTGGTAATAGTCAAGTTGAACCCCATTAGGGCCAGTCATCCAACTAAGGTTTTCAACCTGCCCAGAAGTCAAATCGCGGCGAGCGAAGAGCGCATAAATATAACCCTCGCGCGCATACTCATCAACATTCGCTGGCTGAATATTCTTTAGGACATACTCCGCAAAATCATTAGTAGGCGCAACAACTGTTTGAGTTGCTGTGCCAACCGAGTAAACCGCTTGAGAGATTCCCATTAGACCCCATAAACCGAAGCAGGGTTTTCAGGGTCAATGGTGTTGACCGCCTGCAACTGGGTTGAAGGAACACCGCTGTGGGCGATAGGTGCGATACCGAAAGCCTTGAGTGCATCCTCTGGGTTGAAGCCAACCTGAATCAGCGCCTTGACCATATCAATCTTTCCTTGCTGTTCCGGCAAGTTAGAAGCCGAGAGGTTGACATTGGCTAGTGGCACTCGGTAGACATCGCCACCATCGACAGGGGTCATGTCCTCGATTCGGCGGACATCATTGATGCTCATGAAGCCAGACTGTAGACCGGTCGCATAGCCGGTGATTCGGCTGTTGAAGTCACCGCGAAGTAGGCCATCGACATTGAACTTGAGGAAGGCTTGCTCAGGTAGCAGGCGAGAGTAAGACCATTCCAGCTTCTCGATATAAGGGCGCAAGGTGTGCTGAACAAACTGAATAGCCGACTGCTCAACCGATGAGTAACTCTGAGAACCTGGCACATCCAAGAAGTGCAAAGGAATATTGAACAGGCGAGCAACCTCTTCAACAAAGAAGCGGCGCGACTCAATGAACTGGCTCTGGTCATTCTGAACCGACATATCCTTGACAGTTGCACCGCCAGAAAGAACCGCAGCGCGGCCAGACTTGCGCCAACCACCATGACGGTTAGACATCGAATCGGACAACTGGCGAGCCTGATCGGGGGTGATATTGCCAGGCACTTCAACAACCATCGAACCAGAAACACCCTGACCGAAGAAGGTCGCAGCGAAGTCTTGCAAAGCAATGCCCAAACCGAGCGCTTCGCGCAAGCGGTCAACTCGGCTCATGCCAACAATCGCGCCAGGCTCAAGCAAGTCAGTTAGGTGCATGACCTCATCGCTGGTTAGCGCCTTCTCCTCGCCCTCATAGTGGAACAGTTTGCGCCCAATAGCAGAGCGAGTCACTTCCATCTTCTGAGGGTCAAGAGCTACAAGGTTGACAACATCACCGCGGTTGTTGCGGAAGATGCGGACATAAGCATTGCCCCAGATAAGCAGGGAAACCAAAACCTGCTGGTAGTGAGCCGAGCGAGTCTGGTCAACATCAGGCTGGTCAACCCAAGAAGGGCGAGGGCGGTAAGGCTTGCGGTTGCCATCAATGCGCTGATAAGCATCCACAGGCAAAGTCGAAATGGTGTCCGAGATTAGGCTGACCGCACTAAAGACAGGGATGAGGCTAAATGCTGTTTTGGCATTGACCATGGTGTTTGAGTTGTTACCCAAGACAACATCGCCACCCATGCCCCAAACAGTCTGGAATGAAATGGCGCGATCTTCGCGCTTGAACCTGTCAAAGAAGTTTGCCATCTATACCTGCCTAAAAGAAAAACTGCGGAACAATCTCCTCTTCCATTCTAGCCGAAGCCCTATCATAAGCCATCATCAAAGCAATAGCATTGTCAACCTTGAGTTTAGGTTGCTTGTAATCCTTGGTTATTCGCCCACCGCGAGGGTCAATCTTCAGGATGCAGTTGTCAATATGGCGAGCCAAAGCAGGGTCACCATCATGGATTATCTTGCCGGTCATGATGCCATCCATCAGCTTCGAGGTTGCTGGCACAGTTCGCTCAGGGCTGTTGCGATACATGACCACAGGCACACCCGATTCCTGCCAGAGCAAGAGTTCATCAAACCAATAAGAAGGGTCACAAGCCATCTCGCGCATCCGAGGGAACTCGGTGTGAAACTTCATCAACCAAGCAGTGACCTCATCTTTGCTAACTCGCCAAGAATCATCATCAATGGCGAAGTTCTTTTCCCAAGAGGCAACTCTCTTCACTCGGTAAGGCTCGCCCTCAGCTTGAGGCAGGGCAACCGCAACCACAGAAGTCGAGTCACCAGACCAAGAACCATCGAAGCCCAGCACATACTCGGTGTCTGGTGTCATCTCCCAGTCATCAGACAGCGCATCCCAAGCACCAGCAGGCAACCAAGCCATCTTGCTGTTCACCCACTGATTCAGGCGCTTAGTGCGGAACTCAGCCTCGGGGGTTCGGCGCACCGCAGAAGCAAAGTCCTCTTCCGAAACTAGATCACCGAAACCAGGATTGCAGGAAGCCCAAGTTTCAGGCAAGCGGTGGTCAGCATCCTCATCCGCTTCCCACCAAGCCATGAAGAAGCTCGGGTCAACAACTTCACCCGAAGCAACCTGCTTGCCATACTGATAAAGGCTATAAGCGATTGAGTCTTGCCCTGTTGAATCGGTGCGAGTTCCAGCAGTAGTCACACAATAGAGCTGCCCAAGTTTGCCTCGGTTACCCATAGCCAGCGAGAACACATCAAACAGCGCCCTATCCTTGTGAGCATGGAGTTCGTCAATGATGACACAGCTCGGGTTATAGCCTTCTTTCGAGTAAGCCTCAGCGGAAACAACCTTCATGACATTGCCAGAACTAGGCACAAATACCGAGTCCTTGTAGACATTGCAGAGTTCGCCCAGTTCAGAATCCACAATCATGCGCTTGCACTCTTCAAAGATGATGCGAGCCTGTTCCTTTTCAGCAGCAGCGATGATGATTTCAGCGCCATTCACACCCTCAGCGAAGAGCTTGAAGATGGCCACACTGGCACTAGCCCAGGCGGACTTTCCGGATTTGCGGGGCATCCCAACCAAAACAGTCCTGAAGTTCAGGTCACCATTAGCATCCCGAGCATAAACAGCCCGAGTTAGTTCCTTCTGCCAGTCGCGGAAAACAAGGGTCTGACCTCGAGAGCCAGCAATGCCATCCTTACCAATCGAGCCAAACAACTCAGCGAAGTCAACAGCCAAGTCACCATCGCCCCTAGCCGAATCCGCAGGGTCAACAGGTGTAAGCCACTTAGGCGGCCATGCTTTAGTTGCGGTCATTCTTCTTCGCTAGTAGCTCTTCAAGTTTGGTCTTAGTCTTAGCCGACACCAAGCCAAGGCGAGTGCGATCAGCAGGGCTGAAGCCAAGCAGCGACAAGCCAGACACAATCTGCTTTTCAGTTTCCAGAAGGCTCATGTTCACAGGGCGGTCAGTCGGGTTAGTTTCCCATAGCTCGCGCAACTTCTCGCGCCGATCAAAAGACTCACACAGCATCTGAATCAAAGCGGTGTCTGTCTTGATAGAAATCCATAACTCGCCAGCGCCAAAGATGGAATCCCAGAATTGCTGACCAACAGGGCCAAGCGGTCGGGCTGGTTCAACATAGCCATACTCCAATGGCGCGATTGCATCATTCAATCTCATGGCTCGCTTGCCTGGATTGCCTTGCAAGATTTTGACTTCAGCTGGCTTCGGTGGGTTGGGCATGGTTCAAGTGCTGCCCCTTATACACATCTACGCCTCCCGACGAACCCC